CTTTTTAAGATAAACAAATTTAATCTTATTACCATTCGTAATAGGTTCATACTTCTTAGTAAGACTCATCTTTTTAAGATAGTGGTTGTGAAGTAGTGCACCACGTACAGCAATCGGGGTACCTTTCTTATAGATGCCTTCCGTTCCTGAATATTGTGTAAGGGCAGATACTGATCTAGGGAATGCAATATCTTCTACAGGAAAGCTAAAGAATTCAGTTCTAAACTTTTCTACAAATTGATAAAGTGATTGCTGATCCTCGTGTAAAATAACTTGAAGTGATTCGTAAAGTTTAGATCTTACTACAGCTGGAGTGGATGACTTAACCATTTCAAGACCCATAACTTTAACTTTAGGTTTAGCATATTGTACACCTTCAGAGTTATGAACATTGAGTACATACCTTTTCTTAGCAACCCATATACCTTTGTCAGCAAGTACTTCACGTTTCATTTGCATCTTTTGCGAATAAGCATTAGTATAGTCAGATAGTTCTTGATATCCTTTATCGATAAACGGTTGAATAATCTTTTCACAGGCATTATCCATATACTTAATCTTTTCGACAGTGGTTTTACCTTCACATGTTTTTTCAACAAGTTTTTCTAGAGTAAGATAGATTGAATCGGTATCAATACCGATGACATAGTCTTTATTATCAGTCTTTAAAGTTTTATTCATAAAGACATTAAGCTTATTTGCCATCCATCGAATAGACAATTGACCAGAAGTCGTAATACCTTCAGCAATACGAAGATCATAATATCTAAAGTACTTATTACCGACAGCACCATAAGCTGAGTTCAATGCAATCTTCATTGCCATTTGAAGGTTAGTCAACCTCGATATCTCTTTAAGCAACACAGGATCTTTAGTCTTTTCGTATTCTTGTTCGACCTTTAGCATTTGCTTTTTAAACTTAGAACGATTGGTATACATTTCTTCCATAAGAGCAGGTAAGAAACCTTTAATATCTTTACGGTAACACCAACCATTTGCAGTAACAGCTAGATCTACAAGTTTATGTTTGTCTATAGGTTCACTGTTTAAGAGGGATTCAACATTAACATCCATTCGAATATCAGTCAGTGTTTCAGGTGACATGTTGTATTGCATAATCAAATGTGGATACAGACTGTTCAAATCGAATGAAGCAATCCACTTATGAGCACCGACTAAAGGATCTTTAACATATGCACCTTCGAATGCCTCGGACTTACCTTGATCTTCTTTTAATGGTACAACAATCTTACGGTCTTTAAGATAATTATAGATGATCATATCCCACATACGTACAGGAGAATACACATCAACAAAATTTAATTTAGATGAAAAGGCAAGTGTGTATACTAATTCAATAAGCTTCATCTTGTCTTCAAGATGATCAACTAATTCAGTATCTCGTATGTTATAGTCTACAAAGATCTGCCAGTCTTTAGTATAAAAGTCTTTGAAGTTATCGTGTGGATTTTCTAGTTTATTAGATCCTAGTTCTACGTTTGCAATGTAGTCAAGACGATATGATTCTTGATTTTGATAAGTAAACTTCTTATAAAGTTCTAAGTAATCAAGGGATGCAATACCAACAATCTCGTATGAATCAATAGACTGGCTGTGCGAATATACCGTTTTATCTTTTAACATATTCCACGGAGATAACTTGTTTGCAAAGATATCACCATGCACACGTTTAATTCTATTGACAAGATATGGAATATCAAAGCCATTAGTATTCCAACCAGTAACTACATCAGGATAATTCTGCTGCCAGAAGATAATAAATTCTTTAAGTAGATGGCTCTCAGATGAGCATTGTACATACTTAACATCCGATCGGGTATTCTTATAGGCTTTAGCGCCAAAGGTTACAATCTGTTTGTGCTGATTATCTTTAATAGTAATGAGTAATATTTCCTCATTGGCAGTTTTAATATCAGGAAAACCTTCTTCGGTTGAAGTTTCAATATCAATTGAGAATACTTTAATTAATTCAGGGTCGTATTCAATATCCTTTTCCCAGAATTCAGAGATGAATTGATATGTATATTGGGTTTGTCCAAAGATCTTAAATCCTTCGACTCCTTTATACCGATCAGTATAATCCCTAGCATCTCGAATTGAATCAAGTTTTATAGGATGTACAGGAGTACCATCTAATGTTTTCCACTCAGAAGGTTTTTGTGTAGTTGTTTGAATAAAAAGTGTAGGAGAAAAGTTTGCTTTTGTTTTATACGCAACACCATTACGGTATCCACGGACAAGCAAACTGTTTCCATAGGGAACTACGGATGTATAAAAATTTGTCATAATATAATTATATCTTGTAACTCAATTAAAGTACATTGTTATTTTGGTTTTTCTACAGCCTTAAAATCTTCTAGTGGTAAAATACTAAAATCACCGTTTTGCCAATCAATCCGAACTAACTCAGGATGATTTGGTTCTTCTGTCCAGCATCCAGGAATATATAAACCATCTAACCTTTGTGCTGAAGCTTTCTTACCAATAGGATTCATATCACAAGGAAGTTTTGTTGATAATACAACTCGTAAATTTTCAAACAAATGATTCACTAATAGGTCAGGAGTATCATCTTTAGTTTCTGCTTTAACATTATTAAGATTTAAACATATTGCAGCAACTGTTACACATAAGATAGTTATAATAAAGCTTTTAAGTTCATCATTCATAATGTAGGTTCCGTATCTAATGAACGGCGATTAAATAAATCTACTGGGAACGTAACTTTTTCTCCAGTTTCAAAATACATATTAACCACTGGGATGATTGATGTACCTGGTATTTTTGGAGCGGACTCTATAGACGGCATTACCCAACAAGCATGATGAGTTATAAATTTGCTACCAACTTTTTCTGTAGCATATCCGTAATATGGAAAGCTTTCTCCTACTGTGTCGTTACCACATTTTTTAAGTGTTAGTACAATTTCTCCAGCAGCTTGATTCTCAAAGAATAACTCTCCAGGTATAATAGGTTCATTTGCATAGGTGTTAAATGAAAGTGTTGCTAGTATTAAGGTTAGATATCTCATACAATATCCTTATAGTATTTTACTTCTAATAATATATTTATATAATACCATACCTTGTTACATTACTTTTACATTTACCTTGTATAGATGTAAACATCCAGTTTAGATGCATTTGCAATTCCACCGACAATATTACCACTCCAATCATATGAGTATCTGCCAGTTTTTACAATCGGCTTTCTTCCTCTAAGAACAACGCAAAGCTTCCTGTTATTAAAAATAGATCTATTTGAAATACGAATGGTGTCTTTGATTTCATTTAATCGTATCATATCAGATGCTGAGTTAATATCTAACGTTGTTAAGTAGTTGTTTGAAATTCTTTTCATTTTTGCTCTCTCCATTTAATCAATCTATAATTAATTATAGTATTACCTCCTCGATAAAAGCTCCAATTCCTAAAACCAACAAAAAACTAAATGTAAAAATTAATAAAGCCATTATACAGTCTCCAGTAGTTTAAATCCAATATCATCAACTTCATACTCAGTTCCATTATCAAGAATCATTCGATCTCCAACAGATGTAGAACGAATTCCATAAATATTGCCATCTTTATCAGCTTTTAATTCTTTTAAAACACTAACTGATTCACAATAATCTTCATTCTCAATAACTTCACCATCATTTGTCGTAAAAACTTCTTTACGAGACCATGATCCGAAAGCATTTTGAGTTTTTGCATACGCATAGTTAAGTGATTCCATAACATCAGTTGTTGGTGCTTCAACCATTGCTACCATTTCTGATGGTTTTCTAAATCCAGTGTGAATTATTGTAATGTTCATTTTTGCTCTCTCCTCATTTAATCAATCTATAATTAATTATACACCGAATACTAATTAAAGTACACAGTTATTTTAATTAAATAAATTGTTTTTGAGTTTGAAGTAAAGGCCGTTGGTCGACCTCAATGAGTTCGAGGGTGGGAGGATAATATTCTTTTTGTTCTTTAGGTTCTAACCAGATAGTATCTAAACAATATAATAATAGCCAAGTTGCAAGGGTTTCCATAATATAGTCTCCATAATAAAATTAAACACAGTCGCTATAAGCGTCAATCCATTTGTTTTTAAATTCAGATTC